ACGGCCCGCTCAATCAGGGAAAGTTGGGAAGCTGCACCGGCAACGCCGAAGCACAGTGTCTCAACACCGATTTCATGACTCCTACGCGAACCAAGGTACACAAAAACAAACAGTTCACCGAATCCAATGCGATCAAAATCTATTCTCTCGGAACAACTTTGGACTCACAGCCGGGACAATACCCGCCAGACGACACGGGTTGTGATGGACTGTCGGTAGCGAAAGCCGGTGTCAAACTAGGGTATTTGGCTTCATACAGTCACACGTTCAGTTTTTCGTCGGCTCAGGCCACGGCAGAGAAAACCCCGTTCATTCAGGGAACGGTGTGGACGAACGAAATGTTCAATCCGACAAACGGTTTGGTGACAGTCGGAAAGGTGAACGATTCGACCATCGCTGGCGGGCATGAGTACCTGTGCTGCGGAATCGATTGGAACGAAGACGTTTTCGTCTTTCGCAATTCATGGGGCGATCAGAATAAATGGCCGGGATGCAAGCCTGGTGGTTACTTCGCAATCGGTTTCAAGGACGAGCAGACGTTACTGGCGCATCAGGGCGACGTAACGGTGTTGATAGGAGTGTAAGTTGAATTATCCAGGCGTGGTATATCGACAGAACCTCATTGAGTTTTGTCGAGACAAGTTGATGCAATCCAACATGATGCAGATGTCGATTGTTCCGGCAATGGAAGGACACGAATCAGGACGATGTGTGTTGCCAGAACCGGACTTTCGTGCATTGGATCAACAGTATTCAACGCATATCGGCTATCAGAAAGCCATGCGAGATATCGCTGAATGGGCGAAAGAAAATATCAATGGGTGAAAGTAAGAACGAAGAAGTTCCGGTTGGCGAATGGACCTACGTTCGCGCCGGTCAAGTGATCGCGATGGACACCTACGTGGACGGCGATGGCGTGATGCGGTCCAGCGGTGACGGTTCGGTGGTCTGCTGGCACAATCCCGCGTGCCGACGCAAAGCGATACAGCCGCATGAACTCAAGTATGACGGCAACGGTGCGCCGTGGTGTCCATCCTGTTTCCGCGCCAACGAAGATAAAGCCAGACTACGCAAGCATTTTGGTGGTCAAGGAGGTCAAGCCACACGGGAAGCAAGACGAAAGGAAGCAACGCAAAAGGAAGTGAGAAAAAATGGGACATGATCATATGATGGGCATGGAAATGCTTCCCGGTTTTCCGAAAGCAGACCACTGCCAATTGTATAAGCTTCACCGGCCCGCTCCACTGAGATTCATTTGGCACCATATACTTCCGCAAACGTGTGGTGGACAATCGGTTGACGCGAATCTATCGCAGCTATGCGACAGTTGCCACTACGCGGTACACGCAATGCTCTACGATTTGAAAGTACATCAGGGAGCTTTCATTTCATTTTCGAAATACCAGAAGACGCCGAGAGCGGTACTCGCGTACCAAGGTTACGAGGCAGCGGTCGCAGCCGGAACCGTGGACAAGATACCGCAAGAGGGTTCGATTGAATAGTATTGTGCCTCAAAGCTTTTCGATGTTTAGGTAGGCCGACTACCTAGATCAAGATGTGGTATGCCGGTCATTTGACACGCCTACAACTAGTGGTGCTTGTGTCCTTTGACCTGCGGGTTTATGCTGAAGGTTCGTTGAACGGACAGTGACGGACGAAAGACGTGGTGGTGCCGTGTCGCCAAATATGAACTCTCCCAATGAGTTTCGTGACCTCAATCCTTATCGAAACTACGCGGAACGCTATCGTGTCGCGGGATGGCATGGGCCACTTCCCATTCCATACAAAGAGAAAAAGACTCCACCGGACAAAATCAACGGACAACGCAGAAAATTTACTGGTGGTGATGCTGCTTATCCAACCGAAAGTGAAATAGATCACTGGTGTAACGATGGTAAGCAGTACAACATCTGCATTCGCTTGGCAGGAGTAGATAATGAGTACGAAATCATTGGAATCGATGTCGATCACTATTTCAAAGACGGACAACAAAAACTCGGTGGCGATCAGCTTAAAGAACTTGAGACTAGGCTTGGTAAGCTTCCTGATACGTGGATTAGCTCGGCAAGAGTTGACGGAATATCTGGAACACGATATTTCAGGGTGCCTCGCCACAAAGGTTTTAGAGGTAAGGCTGCCAAAGAAATTGATATCGTATCCAAAGGGCATAAATTCTCTGTAGTTTTTCCATCAATCCATCCCGAAGAGGGACTTGGCACTTATTGGTGGTTCCCGCCAGGCACGCCGCTCACGCTTGAGGGACGCGAAGCGTGGCAGCCACACATGGCACTACCCGACGCCCGCCAGCTTCCGATTTTGGATGAAGTTTGGTGGATGGAACTGAGTGACAGAGGTCGTCCTTTCGATCCAAGTCCAATGGATTTAGATTCAACCATCGCTGAGTTGGAAGAGTGGGCAGACCGAACCTTTGGTATTGGCGAAGCATGTGATTGTACTCGAAAGCTAATTGCATATCACAAGAAACAGATCACTGAAAATGCTACTAGCCATGATATCTTGAAAAATGCACATTGGAATCTTCTCATGTGTGCTTTTGAAGGTCATCTTGGAATTTGGCGTGAAGGTCTTAAGCATATCGAAGATTTCTATAAACATGATGTTTGGGAAGTCAAACGAGATGAGCTAGGAAGCAAGCGTGGCATTCAAGAAGCTGAGAATGAAGTTTTCAGAAGTCGTGCCGGGGCTTTAAGAAAAATCAAAAAGAAATCAGATACTCAAGTAGAAATGGGTCTTGGACCCTTAAAAATTGAATGTAACGACCTATGTCGTGGCATCGTAGACGAAGAGCCTGACTGGTGGTGGGACATACACCCGGTCATCATACCTACGCTGATGGCTGTCAATAGATATGACATGAACGATACTGGTAACGCGGAACACATGCGCGATCTATTTACAACATATGAAGACGGTCCACTCATCCGTTTTGTCTTTGATTGGCAGAAGTGGATCATTTGGGATGATGATCAAAATCGTTGGATAGTTGATAACGAGATAGGAAGTCTCATTCGAAATAAATGGGATTTGGTTATTCAGCGTCAGAAGAGCTATGTAGCTGTTCTCAAAACGCGCAGGGATGGTTTGGCTACTCAAGCTTCGACAACCGGCCAAGGCATGAATCGTGCTGGGACTGGTGCTCTGGTCGGAAGTGACTGGTGGCGATCCATCAAGTTACATGATGAGTGGGCAAAGTTCATCTTACGTAATGGTGACAACTATCGTGCAGAACAAGCGATCAAACGATGTGCAAAGCTATTACCAATCAGTTCAGATGATCTAGATTTCAATCGAAGACTTTTGGCTGTCAGTAACGGAGTGTTAGAACTTAAAGACGATGGTGTAGTTCTTCGTGAACAGAAGATTGATGACATGATCACGATGAATGCTGGTATTGAATATAATGAGACTCCAAATCCGTTTGGTGCTAAGCTTTGGAAGGAATTTTTAGATAGGTTTCTTCCCGATCCAGAAGTGCGCGAGATCGTTCAAGTAGGCATGGGCTATTCACTTCTTGGTGGCAACCCTCGTCGTGCGCTCATGCTGCCACTTGGTCAAACCAGTAGTGGCAAATCAACGTTCTCTCGTGCTTGCTATAAAGCCGTTGGAGACTATGGTGGCGCTATCTCAAAACAAATGTTTCAAAGTTCACAGTTCAAACCAACTATGCTTAGAAATGCTAAAAAGCGTATTGTGGTTTGTAATGAGTTTGATAATAATTCAACAATTTCCACAGCAGCGTTTAAAGAAATAACTGGCAATGTTGATGAAGTTGAGGTACAGCGCAAAGGGATAGATGAAGTAAAAGTTAATGAAGTCCACTTCACTCCTTGGATTCCAACTAACTTGATGCCAAAGTTTTCTGATCCAGACTTAGCAATTGAACGAAGACTGTACCCAATTGAATTCAATGAGACGATCTCTCACGAAGACGAGCGCGGTGAATACGGAGAGATTATAGAACAAATAGCTCTTGAATCAGTTCTGTTATGGCAGATCGAAGGTTATAAGATGTATATAGCCAACGGTGGCCTCATACGTAATGAGCTAACAAAAAAATGGATCAACAAGTATATGCGACAGATCGACGTTTATTCAACGTTTATTGACGAGTGCTTAGAAGAAGATGCAAAAGGATCGATAGAGAATCAAGAATTAAAACAATTCTTTAATTCTTGGATGTATGTCAATGATTACAAAGATAAAGATATTCCATCAACACACACTTTTACCACACGATTGCGTGCGCTAGGACTCAAGAAACCAGATTATCCTGTGACACCGAAAGGAAAACCACCTGGACGATATTGGCTTGGAATAAAATTGAAGACTCAACAGCATCCAAAGCGCCAGCAATCAGGTTGGTATGGGTTTACAAGTAACGATAAGGATAAGACGTGAAGTGTCGTAAATGTAAAAAAGCTGAAGCCACTATCGATTGGAATATTGCTTTCTATGACATGGACGATGATGGTAAACACAAGTACGCAGTAGTTGAATGTTGTGAACCTTGTTTGCAAATAATGAAACAAGAGCTTTCTGAAATGATTGATCAGCCGGTAAGAGTGACGATGGGTGTCAGCATCGATGATGTCTATATGATCCGTGGCACGCCGATCATGGTTTGTACTGACCATTGTGTGTAGAAAGTGTAGTGGTAAGTGTAGTAGATAAAACCCCAGGTCAGAGGATATTTTACTACACTTACTACACTTACTACACTTATTTAGAACTATATACACGCGAGAGATGATTTACTTGACATAACGTACTACGTTTTTCTAATAGGAGATGAAAATGTGGAAGAGTGTAGTTCTTGGGAAAACAGCCTATTTGTGCAGGTCAAGGGCCACTACACTCTTGAAAAAAAGTGTAGTAGAACCATGCTGATGAAAGCGCCCGTGCGTGCGTCACTGATGCGTGTCACGGAGACACCCGTGGCGGGGTCGGGTAGGATAGGCGGCATGGGCATCTTGCAGCCGGGTACGCAGCCAGGCAGTGAGTACAGCTACGGCCAGGGACTAGCTTGTGATCTTCGTTCGGACTTTCAATCGCAACGAGTTTTGCCGTGGGCCGTTGGTGAAGACTCACACGACATGCTCAACGAGTACAGAGCTTCGCTTCGGTTGGATGCGACCAATCCCCAAGAAAATTTATATCCAGACATGTACTTCGCTTTGGGAAACCCCGATGCTTTCGGACCCGCACCGGCTTTAGTTCAAGAAGAGGTCAATCGGCCTCGCGGAGCGATCCCAAGACCGTTCTACCGTTACGGCGTGAACCGGCAGGAATAGAATGACGATTACTCAAAACATCGTTGCTGATGATGGCGTGGTTGAGTTTGACGACGCTGATGGCAAGCTGTGCAAAGAATGTCAGGTAGTTAAAAACCGAAGCGAATTCCATCCTCACCCATCGAATCGCGATAGATTATTCCACATCTGTAAGGAATGTTGGAATGCAAAAGGACGAGCGAAGTATGCAGAGCGAAGGGTTGTCAGCGCACGCGATCTAGATCGTGTTGGAAAATATGTTCAAGGTTATATAGAAATTCAAGAACTTTCCAACGATGAGATTTTTGGATCGTATGTTCTCAACGATGATGGAACACAAGTCAGCATCAATCGATTGGCTGAAAAGTTTCGGACAAAATTCAGTCGTGAGTTGGGGCGAAGGATTAACGATTACCTTCGTTCTAAAGCGCCTCGCGCGGTCGAAATCATGTTTGACTTGGCGAACTCAGATTTCGTTGAACCAGGCGATAGAATCAAAGCGGCGCAATGGTTGGCAGAGAGAGTGATCGGAAAGACGCCAGAAGTCTTGGTGTTGGGAAATGCGGACAAGCCCTATGAAGCGATTTTTGGAAATGCTATCGAAACGAGTTCACGAGAAACTTATCGATCTCACAATATTATTGATGCTGAAGTGGTTGGTATCCAAGATGACACAGAAACAGTGCAAGAGGTTGACAGTGGCGGGCAGGATTCAGAGCAATCCGATAAAGACGCCAGAGATAGGATCAAAAAAGCCAAGTCTCGACGTTTCGCCGCGCGTGCAGCAGGAGTGGCCTGCGTTGACAACGCTCCGTGGTTCATTAGATGGGCCAAAAGGAAAGACGGCACGTTCACAGCATACTTGATTGAACCGGAAGAGCTAACTGAAGCAAAGCTTGCAAACATTCGTAAAACGGTTATATAGAAAGGTATCTATTATGGCTCTGACAAGAGGCGTTCAACCTGGATCGGTTACGCCTAATATGCACAAAATGTACGATGGCCGTAATGTTGCGACAAGGCCCATTCCCATTATTACCGATTATGGTGACCATGTTGCAGCGATGGCTGCGGCTGCTGACCAGCGGCCACGCACTGAGGCCGTCCAGATGCCCAGTAAGCCCCGTCCAAGCGGTGCTGACACCGTGTTCGGCACTGTCGTGCCGGGTGCTACGCAAGTTACTGGTGGCGATTTCAATCCTGCGACGGGTTTGTCCGAAACAGTTTAAAATTGAATATGACTTCCGATGTGGCGCGAACCAAAGCAGCTTTTGTCCGGGGTTGCCCAAATCGCACTCGCCTATTCGGATAGAGAAGACCCGCTGTGTTCCACGTCTCACAGCGGGTCTTTTCGTTTTGAAAGGCGTTGCCCCAGTTGCGGATACGAGCTAGACGATCTAGTCAAGTATTGCCCGCGTTGCGGATACGAGCTAAACGATCTAGCCAAGTATTGCCCGCGTTGCGGATACGCTATGCTGTTCCGCCACCTTGGGCGTTTGTCAGAGCGGTCTGCAAATCGGCAACCGCCGTGTTCAACGCTGATTCATCAGCGGCAGGAAGCGGAGTTGACAAACCTGATACGGCAGTCGCAACGGCTTCAACCGCAGCGGCAACGGCATCAAGGTCAGCTTGTTCGATTTGTACTGCGGCCATGATTAAATCTTCCTTTGCGTTGAGAACGGATAACTGATGTTGCTCAGATGCTTCACGCCGTTGAACGGCTTGAACATTGAGCAGAATTGTGTCCAGTTTTGCATCAAGGTCTTTAGCCCATTGAGGCTCCCCGAACATGTCGGCTAACGTGGTCACGCCTGGATGATAGCATGAACGCGGCGGCTAGGAGGGAGGCGACACGATTAACAAGTGGAGCATCTTGGACAAAGAGTATGAGGACAAGACAGGAACCACCCGTAAGGTATTCGATCCTCACGCGGGTCAATTGGAATTCATGGAAGACCCTGCACGTTTTCTCGTTATCGACGCAGGACGCCGACTTGGCAAATCTAGAGCTATTGGTCACGAACTTTTACCTGAAGCCGCACTTACAAAACAGATGGCAACATGGCTTAAAGAAGAAGGTAAGCGTCGTGAGTTCTGGTCAGTCGGGCCTAATTATTCTGACTCAGAAAAACCATTTCGCGTTTTTTGGGATATTTGTAAGCGACTTGAAATCCCGTTTGACAAGCCTGGATCGTATTATTCGCTTGAAGGTGGCGACATGGTTGTGTCGCTGTGGGATGGCGCATTCATTTATTCTGCCAAATCGGCCGCAGTACCGGAGAGACTTGTCGGCGAGGGACTGTCCGGTGTGCATGTCGAAGAGGCAGCGAAACTTAAAGAGATTGTCTGGACTCAAATGCTGATGCCGACGCTTGCCGACTTCAACGGATGGGCCAAGTTCACTTCGACACCAGAAGGCAAGAACTGGTTTCATCAGCTTTACATCAAATCGATTCGACCAAGCAATCTGAATTGGTCAGGGCACAAGTTGCCGTCGTGGCGTAATCCGTATGTGTTCAAACAGCCGACTAAAGATGCAGACGTTCACCGCCTTATTCAGATCATGGCTGACCATCCTGAATTCACATCGTTTGAAATCATCAAGATGGAGCAGTTGATAATCGATGAGCAAATCGCTCAGATGGCAAACGATCTCACCATCCCTACGTTTCAACAGGAAGTCGCAGCGGAGTTCACCGACTTCGTTGGGAAAGTCTTCAAGGAATTCGATGAGGAAACTCACACTAGAGCACTTCCGTTCTACCCCAATTGGGAAACGGTCGCTGCTGTTGACTACGGCTATCGCAATCCTAACGTCTGGCTACTTATCCAGATCGGACCTTGGGGCGAGATCAATGTTATTGAAGAGCTATATCAAGAGAACTTGGCACCAGATGAATTTGCAAATGAAATCCTCAGACGTGGCCTCGTACCCGATAGCTGTGTTGAGTTCTACCCCGACCCAGCGTTGCCTGGGGATACAAAGACATTGGAAAATATATTCCGTCGTGCTGGGAAGCGTGTTAGAGCTAGGCCCAACACCGGCGGCGAATTACAGAATCGACTCAATCTCATCCGACTTGCCCTCAAAGATCGAATCACCGATAACGAAGCGTCCGCTCCACAGTGGCGGGAAGACTCCGACGAACCAAGGCCGCGTGATATTCGTAGGCCGAGGTTGATGATTTCGACTCGTTGCCCGAAAACGATTTACGAGTTCGGCGAATATCGCTATCCAGAAAAGAAGTCAGAGATGGCAGAAACGAGCTTGAAGCGATACGAACTACCCATGAAGAAAGACGATCACACGCCAGAAGCGTTGGGCCGCTTTCTCGCAGGGAAATACCACAGTGCCGCAAGTCAATACGGGGGTGGTGCGCGCGTGTCGCACGCCAAGTTCTTGCGTGAGTTGGGCAGCAAGGTTGGCGCACCGGAGCCGATGGGAATCAAGCACCACACAACGGGGCGTCGTACCGGCAGTTGGAAGTAGTCAGAGGTAGGATCGGTCAATGACGTACAACCCGAAGCAATATGACGCCGCCAGAGATTTCATTCAGACCGGCGACGATAACGTTGTTGAGCCGCACGACAAGTTGCGCGTCCAGTGCTACGACTTGTACGAGAATCTGTATATCAATTCAACGTGGCAATTGAAGATCACGATTCGTGGCGATGAATCTCATCCGTTGCTGATGCCGTCCGCGCGAAAGCTTGTAGAAGCGACGAATCGATTCTTAGGCATCAATGTCGATTACTTGGTTGAGGGCGAAGGTGACGCTGGCACGCAGCAAGCATTAGATGACTGGTGGAAGTCATTCTTTAAACGCGAAGCATTCAAGTCTCTGTTTGAATCGAATAAGCGTTGGGGATTAGTTCGCGGTGATTCCGCGTTCATGTTGTACGGCAATCCCAACAAGCAAGCCGGTGATCGCGTATGCATTGCCGAAGTCGATCCACGCCAGGTCTTCACGATTGAAGACGACGAACTGAATACAATTGGCTACTATATCGCCGAGCGGATAACGGATTGGCGTGACTCGAACAAACAGGTTTGCAAGCGCACCGCATTCCGAAAGCAACTTGACGACAACGGTCAGCCGACCGGCGTGATCACCAGCGAAGTGACGTATTGGGAAATCGGCAAATGGGACGATCGCTATTTAGATCAAAGTGAGTTAGAACCGATCAGCGGTGGACCTGATCCACAACCGGAAGAGCCATTGCCACCAAGCATTACGCAGTTGCCGGTTTACAAATGGCGTAATACGCCGCCGCAGAATTCATCATGGGGCATCAGCCAGTTGGCGGGACTGGAAACGTTGATGTACGGCGTCAATCAATCTCTGACAGATGAAGACGCAACGATTGTCTTTCAGGGATTGGGCATGTATATGACAACCGCTGCGCCTCCGGTCGATCCGAATACCGGACAGGTCACGGATTGGAATATCGGCCCGATGCAAATTATTGAAATCGGGCAGGATCAAACTTTCCAGCGAGTCAGCGGCGTAACGGATATGAGTCCATATATGAATCATATGGATTACATCAGCGATAAGGGATTGTCCGAAGCGGCAGGAGTCCCTGCGCTTGCTATCGGTCGCGTCGATGTGACTGCGGTTCAATCCGGTATCGCAATGAAAATGGAACTGATGCCATTGATCGCAGCGAACTCTGAAAAAGAATTGGAATACGTTACAATTCTGGATCAGATGTTTCACGATATCACGCAGATGTGGTTACCCGCTTACGAATCAGAAACGTTCGGCAATCTCGCCACAATGGAACAAATGTCGGTGGTATGCGTTTTTGATGATCCGATGCCGGTCGATAGAAATGCGGAGATTCAGGAAACGCTTCTGCTGCAAACAAGCAATTTGATTTTGACGAAGATGGCGATTGCGAAGTTGAGGGAACTGGGCTGGAAGTACCCGACCGTCGATGATCAGGGCAACGCACTCACTGATGACGATATCGTCAACATGCTCACTGATCAGGCGTCTTCTGCTGCGACGGCGATGGACCCGTTCGCTGCCG